ATGATGTAATAAATAGTGACAACCAGAAACGCCAGCGTCACGCAAATAATCTGCAACTCACGTAACTTCTCTACATCCCTACCCAGTGCATCTTTACTCTTGGCATGACGGGCAATCATGTCCTCTTTAATCTTCTTGACCTTCTCAAACTCTTCCTCACCCTTGAACTGCCCAAACTGTTGGATCAGAAAATCTTTTACTTCCAACTCCATGCGGCGTATCTGATCTAGCCTGCGCCACTCCGCCATAGCGGTCATGATAGTTATCTCACCCTCTTGCCTACTACGTACTGCCTTAAAAGCATGACGGGCTTTGACCTCCGCCATTCCAAAGTTTTGAATCGACTCAACGGCTGAACTAATCTCCTTACCCGACTCAATAGCGGATTTAATGTTCCTAGTCGCCGCCTTTGCGGTGCCGATAATCGGGTCTAAATCTGACATACATTATTTTCCCCAGACCGTAGCCCCGGCCTTTGGTACCGAAGTCGCCCAGATTGATACAGATGTTTTTAACTTTAGTGGGACGCCGCAATCAGAGCACGTATCAGCCGCCAACTCAGCCTCATCTAGGTCGTACCCGCAGGCAGCACAGACTTGTGTGATTTCAGTTTGGGGGTGCTTAACGCCATCAATCTTTTGGGCTTCAAATAGTCTTTTCATATTAGGCTTTCATAATGTATGCCAAAGCATAGTACGGTGGCAGGTTGGCGTTAGTGGCTGAAGAGCCTGTTGTGCTAACAGATGTTGCGACGGTAATGCCGGTAGTGTTAGAGCCTGTGTTGTCTGTGTTAAATGGGCCAGACGTACCTCCTGCAATATAAACTCCACCTCCGTCTGGATTGCCAGCCCTTGTATTTGGGATAAGGTGGACGTGGCCCGGATCAGTAACTGTTGATGTAGCCGTGTGCGTGTGGCTAACTACAATCGCATTTGGAGAACCTCCAGTATCAGCCACCGCATAAGTAGTACCGGCGCCTACAACAAACCTATCTCTTAAATCTGGGGTGCTGTTTAAACCATCGCACAAGTACCATCCAGAAGGAATCGAGGCTATTGACCCCGACCACATGATGATACCGCCAGAAGGAATAAACCCAACAGCCGTTGAAGCCCATGCAGATCCAGTAGACGTAAGCACGTTACCTGCGGTTCCAGCAGCGTTAATTCCAGTTCCACCAGAAGCGGCGGGAAGCGAAGTGGCTAAAGTTAGGCTACGTAAGTGTGTGATGACATCAAGGCAGTCTGTTCCATTATTGAACACCACTGTTGTTTTGCCAGTAGGGACAGCCACCCCAGTTTGGCCTAATACTTTAATCGTTACCGTGTCAGCACAACCGTTATTGACCACGTACATCTTCTCTATGGCGGGTACGATCAACTCACGGGGAGAGCCACCGGTAGTTCCAGTAAGGTTTAACCGCATATTTCTAGCGGTCTGGGATGCTGTTGTATCTGTAAGCGTAAGGGTTACGTCAGCACTGGCAAAGGTTACGTCTGCCGATCCAGCAATGGCTTCTTGAATAGCCGTACCGAGGTTTGCATTAGTGACCGTACCCCAAGTGCCGCTTTCATCGCCAGCGCCCATTAAGGCTATTTTTAAACTCGACCATGTAGTTGCCATTTAGTACCCCTTATGTTTTCATGATGTACGCAAGTGCGTAGTACGGTGGCAGATTAGAACCAGAAGAACCGGTAAAGGTTGCCGTGTGCGTATGGGTATCTCCATTGGCTGTGCCTGTGCTTTGACTTCCTGAAGCCGCATTCCCGCCAACCGACCAAGTGCCATAACTAAGAGCAGCATCGTCAGGTGTGCCGCCGCCAAAAATACCGTAGTTACCTTGGTTGTTCTGAGGTACCGTAACAGAGCCGGGGCCAACCATCTGGTGATAGTGTTTTGGCATCTGGGCTTCGGTCAGGGCCGTTCCAGCCACACTAATAGAGCCAGCAGGGGTTGAAGTGGCAGAACCACCCGTAGCGTTTACGGCATAAGTAGAGCCAGCACCTACAATAAATCGGTCACGTAAATCAGGGGTACTGTTAGATCCATCACATAGAACCCAGCCGGTTGGAATTGAACCTACCGAGCCAGACCAGAGCAGAATCATCCCAGAAGAAAATGTGGCTATTGCCTGTGACGCCCAAGCGGAACCATTAGATATAAGCGCATTACCCGCAGTCCCTGACGCATTAAGCCCTGTACCACCAGATGCTACGGGCAGGGCAGAAGCGAGGGTTAACGAGGAGAGATGTGTGGTTACATCCTTAACGTCCGTTCCATCGTTATAGAGCCACATTGTCTTACCAGCCGGTACAGCAACGCCAGTCTGTCCACTAACTAATACAGTACAAGTATCAGCAAGTTCGTTCTTAATAATAAAGGTTTTCTCAAGAGCGGGGACTACTAATTGCCGTGCGCCGCTAGATGTACCGGTCAGAACTAGGCGTAGATTACGTGCCGTCTGAGATGCATTAGAGTTTGTTAGGGTCAGGGTAACGTCGGCACCATTAAAGGCAACGCTGGTGGATCCTACGACGGCCTCTTCTAAGGCTGTCCCAAGGTTTACGTTGGTGACGCTACCCCACGTTCCAGTGTTTTCTCCAGTCGCCATCAACTGGATTTTTAGATTAGTTGAGTAAGTACTTGCCATTTATTGCTCCTATGTTGGGATTTCTACCCAAAGTACTGTATTTCCATCATTGACCTGCACCCAGTTGCTTGTTTGAGAATCATTGATATTCTGCCAGTTTGCGTTCTGGTTGTCAGGTATTAGGCCCCAAACAAGGACATTTGACACCCTAGCGGTAGCCTGAACACCCGTTGGGAATACTTTACAGGTGGCCCTTGTAATAATTGTTACGTTGTCTAGGTTGCAAGTGCCCTGAACCCCGGACACCACGACATTGGCATCTGCCTGAGCATCTTCCTGACCCAGAGCCGTATCGCCCTGAACCCCAGCCGGGTAGACCCAGCCCTTGCCAGAAACTCCAACCGAATTAAGCAGTCCTGATCCTACGACCCCGGTTAGGAATACCTTAGTCTCTGTCGCTACATCAGTCTGACCAAGTTGACCTGTAGCCTGAACCCCAGTGACAAATACGGTAGCCTCGGCAGGTTCTTCGGTGTTACCTAACTGACCTGTACCCTCAACCCCGAATACGGACGTATTGGCAGCACCACGGACTTGGAACCCATTTAGGGTATATACGACACCAAGACCGCTAACCCCAGTTGGGTAAACAAAGGTATTACCTTGTTCGTCGGTATTGCCAAGGGCGCCTGTGGCCTGAACCCCAGTCAGGAAGACATTAGCCTTAGCCCTAACCGTAGCCGTACCTACCTCACCCGTACCCTCAACGCCCGTTACGTTGATGCTAATACCTACACGGACGATGCCAACTTGGCCTTGTGCCTGAACCCCGGTTACAAATACGTTGGCCTTGGCGGATACAGTTTCTTGCCCAAGATCAACTGTATTTTGGAACCCAGAAGGCTCAACCGCCCCACCAGAAGCAACCCCTACTGGATCAAGTTCTGCATGGGCTTCTACCCCAACTGGGTATACGTTAGCCTCACCTACAACCGAAACAGCGCCAGTCTGCCCTGTGCCCTGAACCCCAGTTAGGAAGACACTTACTTCACCCGCTACATCCGCCGTACCAAGTTGGCCTTCGGCCTCTACACCGGTTACAAATACATTCGCTTTGCCCGTAACGGACGCCGTGCCTAATTCGCCGGTAGCCTCAACCCCAGTAACGTTTACGTTAGCAGGTATCCCTACTACACCTGTATCGGCAAAGGGCGCACCCGCTAGGGGAAAAAAGCCGAACATTTTTTATGTCATTTCACGGTAGCGTAGCGACAAAAGCCTGTGCGGCTTCAGCAGTCATCACATTGCCCTCAGCGTCTTGCAGTTCTGCGCCAGCCACCAAGTCTGCTTTCAGTTGTGGATACTCAGCGGTACAGGTCAGTCTGCATAAGCCATCGTCATCGATACGGGCAAAGATTTGTGCTTCACCTTCTTGTTTAGGTAGCATTTTATAGATCATAGTTCAGCACTCCATGCGAGATAGGCTACTGTTGCGCTAGGGGTTGTTACATTTTCTGCCGCACCTTGACCTGCAGTCCAAGCAGTTAAACCAGATGCAACAGTAAATGCTGTAGTTGCGTGGTCTGTTTGGGCATCAATAAATGATGGAACAGCAGAGCAAGTTGTCCTTACTGAACCAAAACCAACAACAGAATACTGTCCAGCGGTTCCAGATTGCTCAACAGCACTTGGGGTGGCTCTCATGGGAACTGGAAAAACATTTGATACCCTAGCAACGGTAGTGTTAACTGCATAACCAGCCTGTGTTATGCGTGATCCAGCAAAAGCATAACCACTAGTTTTGTAATAATACCGCTGACACATTATCAACTCACGCCCATAATCCCTGCGCTCAAACGGTGTAGCAACAGAGCCTACTTCGAGTTGAACGCCTGTGATGTAAAAGGTTGCGCTAGAGTTACTAATAAAGTTTGCTTGGGCTGTTGTTCTGCGGTATTGACCAGACTGCCATGAACCAGCGATAGTATTAAAATTAGAACCAGAACCTAAATCCCAGCCAACTAATACTCCTGTACTATTGTCAGTAGAGAATGTTCCGCTTGTTGGCCCAGTAATTGTGATTGATTTAGATTCAAACGTATTAGCGGCAGAAATTGTATAAGTGGCGACATAAGAAACGCCACCATCTGAACTTTGCAAAAACACGCAATAAGTACCAGTAACACTAGACCTTACCTGAAACGATATTGTTACAGATTTAGCATTAGCAGTACCCCAAGCCAAATCAGCGATATTAAAACCTTCAATTGCCTGTCTAATTTGTACTTGTTCCGCTGCTCCCGCAGAAGCACCTGTTCCAACAGTAAACAATAATGAATTTGTAAATCCAGTTGGTGCTGTCGTAGAACGCTGAGATGTAAAAGTTGCTGAAGTTCCTTCTACAACATAAAACCTATCAACAGGATACGAACTTGAGGTAGACACAGCCGCACCAGCATTACGCTGGTCGATTACCATTCCACCATTGATGATGCGGTTGCGGAAGCCCTGCAAACTATCCGCAGTAGGGGTCATGCTATTTATAGTAGCGGTATTACCACC